TATTCGAATTAGCTTAGACGAGTTCTTCGACAACATCAACGTAATTGAACCCGTTGGAATGGGAATTATTTACATCAATGATGTTCCATTCTTAACTATAGAAGATTTAGATTTTTGGTTTGACTCTACAAGTGCAATTACTTTGAATATTTCTGATCCTGAAGGATTGCGGATTATTGCAAATAAGGATAGAATTTTTGGTAAAGTTTTGACGGGTTATCGTGTTTTCACAAAAGCGAGCGACAACGGGACAGGACAAACAAACGCCTATTTTGAAACGATGCACGCGCGCCGCAGCTATGTGACTGGGTTAGACTTCAAAACAAACGAAAGTTATATTATAAGATCAAATGCAATTGCGTCCCCTCAGTTGACGGAGTTTGTAAGAAACAATGAGGTTGCCAACAATGAAGCCGACGAAACAGCTAGGTTATTATTTTATATTGTTGTCAAGGGTGACGGCGGAGACCCTCGCGGGTTTATTGTTGACAATGATTTTGTAAGTACAACAGGGGTATTAGATGAAGCGACGCAAAAAAACTATTTACTTACTCCTGGCCGTACTGTTTTAGCTCATTTAAAATGGATAAATGCGGGACTGATTCGAGAATATAAAAACAGGGAAGCAACCGAGGTCGGGTTCACTGGATTCTCGCCGATTAAATTAATTGACGCGGACGCCAATTTTACAGCATCTACGCGAATTGGCAGCGAGGCGGCAGAGATCGCCGAGGACGCGGACCTAACCGCAGGGATTGAACCCATACTATTAGAAGACGATATCATAATTGATACCGCGTTAACTGAGGATGAAAACGTCGCCTTACAAGACAACCTAAGAAAACGCATAAGTGTTGTATTTAAAAATATTACTTATGTTGGCTATCTTAGCCAAAATAATTTTAGTGATTTAACGCGCTTGGAAATGCGCTTACATCGTGCAAACCCTGATTATGTAGCATCATGACAAAACGAAGTTTAAAAGGAACAATAATTAGTTTGCTCGCAAGTTGGACGCGCGACTTTAGGATCAGCGGATGGTTAAACGACACAACGCCAGACAGCGCCAAAGACAACCCCGCTGAAGTTGTTGTCTTGACAAAATCATTAGTTGACGACGTAGCCGGCCGGCTCTTAAAAGGGTTAATCGAACTTGCAGCGCCGACAACTGATTTTTTAGCCTTTGATACAACCAGCGCAATAACGAACGCCGGGTCTGTGTTCACCGTTAACCGCACGTTTTATGCCTTCATTAATAACACTTTTTACAAAATAAATACAGGCAGCGATACAGAAGTCGATACAATTATCCTTGAACTATCAAGCACTGAAGACGGGCCATATCAAACATTAGATATTACTGACGGCGCGAGCGGGTCGGGTATTGTAGATGTCACAGATATTAACTGGACATTTGATAAATTTTCTTTTGACCTAGCAAACCAGCTTTTAAAAGTAAAGTCTATCACAGACGAGGACGACACGGGGCCGATTACAATACCTAAAGGAATAACACAGATATTTAGTGATACAATAACAGATGAAGCCGGAACAGGCCCCCCATCATTTACATTTGGAAATGTTATAGGAACTTTTTTTGCGGAACTCTCAAAAACAAATGTCATTTCGGTAGATCTAACATTTACTATAACGTTTGGCCCGTCTACTGGAAACAATAGCGCAAAATTAATCAGGGTTGAATTTGTTTACATGGCAACTGATTTTACACGTTTCGGTTCTGGTACAAGTGAGTTTCAAATATCAGAATTAAATAGTGTTATAACTACCAGAAACACGGATCATATCAGAAACCCGTTTACAACGAACGCACTAATACCAACAATAGGCCATGCGACGGTAGTCTCTACGGTAACTTTTGCGGCTGTAACGAATTTAAGAATTACCGCAAAATGTACGGTCATAGATTCATTTGATGAAATAGTAAGTTTAACATAATAGGGAATGAGTACACATCTAGTTTTTCCCGAAGCTAACCCCGTGCGAATAATCCGCACGAATTTTACTGGATTAAATTATAGTGATCCTGACAATTTACTATTTCATCAATTTTCATTTCCAAACACCCGATCGTTTACTCAACCGTTCGAACAAAAAGATCCTTTGTTTTTTCAATTCGAATCAAGCTTTGACATTAACATAATCAGGTTGCATAAATGGGGCGGGTTACAAATCCAGATCGACGACGCGCAGGAAGATTCGGTCTTGTACGAAGATAGTGTCGCCGTTGAATCCGAAGACAGCGGGTCTTTTGAGTTTGAAGGCTCAACAGGGTCAAGTACTGAGATTATAAAAATCGAATCGGGCTTTAATGTTTATCAAGCGTTTTACGATTTATTGAATGTACCGCCTGGGATTTATGTATTATTAGGCGAAGGCAGCATGGACAGCGGCTCTGCAACCTACAGGGTTGAAAGTGAATTAATTGAAGTTCGCCAGACATGGAAAAATTCTACACTGTTTAAGTATTTCAGCAATGAACCTAATTTCGGTATCGATTGGCGTTCGGGAGTAACGATGCAATTTAGAATATTAGCCGATTTTGTTAAACCTGCAAACGAAACAGAATTTGATAACATTATCGCGGCCTCGTCTCTGGTCACCAAATTGACTGATGTAACCGCAAAGCGCAGGATGTTTGAACTATGGGAAAAGACGCCGTCTTGGATGATAGACAAAGTAAACCATATTTTGGGACAGGATTTTATAAGTATTGACGACGCGGAAGTCACCGGCGCGGACAGATTAGTCCCCGAATATGAAGGGTTTGGCACCCTCGTTGCGCAACCATCTACAGTAATAAACCTAAAAAGAAGCGATTTATCTAACCGCCACGATTCAGGGACAAGAACTTTATTCTAAGAATTCATTATATTTGAATAAAAAACAAAGACTATGTCGGAAGTTATAAGCGAAATTGGCGGCGATATTGATCGTGACGCACTCAACTATCCCGTATCGGGAATGCTTCAAAAGGTTTTGCTAATACCAGGTAGCACCCTTGACCCCCGCGATACAACTCATGTTGTGAAATCTACGGACTCACTAGTGACCGACATCGTCCCAACGACTGCCGGTTTTGTGATTGAAGGAAACGGGAAAAACAACACAATGGATTTCAACGAAGAATTAGTCAACGACGTAAAAGGTCGAAACGGTTATATTCTGAGTGTCACCGGAATTCAAGTTCTTGACCCTTCCGCAGAGACAAGGGAATTTGTTAAGGATCAAGCAGTCGGCGGCGGTCATGTTTTTGTCGTCTTCCAAAGAAAATGGCAAGGAACAGCACGAGAGGATGCGTTCTATTTTGGTGGGTTCATGCACGGCATGACAATAAAAGACTATGTTTTCACCGGTAACGAAAACAATGGTGCTATTATGTTTAGTTTGGTTACCCCCGACGAAAGAACAGAGCCTTTTGGATGGATGAACTATTTGAAAACTAATTACGCCACAACTGAAACCGACGTTTGGACTAACAAACTAGGATAAGACTTTGAGCGAGAAAACAACCTTTGACGCTAAGAAAGTATCGAAGCAGCTTTCCGAAGACAGAAAAAAGGGTCTGGCAAAAAGAACCAAGGCCCAAGATGAAATCTTAGAAAGTCTCAAAACTGATAAGGCTAAATTAAGGGGTTCCGGTTCGGTCGTCAAGCTTGATTCTTTAAAGAAAGACCGCGAGACGGTCAGAGGTATAGCCGACAAATCAAAGAGTGACATTTTAGCGAGTCTAAAGAAAGACAAAGAAGCGTTGCGGAATTCTGGCAATTCAAGCGCTACCGCGGAGACCTTGCGAACCGATAGGGCAAAAGCTAGGAACGCGCCAAAAGACACAGTAAAAGACCCGGCGAAACAAAAGCAGGCCCAGGAACTTGAAGCCAAGGAAGCAGAGAACAGGACTAAAATATATCTGGCAGGTCTTGACGTTCTCAAATTCCCCGAACTGGCAAAAAGGGCAAAACGCTTCGGTATAAAAACCGGAGACTTAAAAAAACCTGAATTGATTTCAAAGATCGTAGAGGCTGAATCTAAAATATGAGCAAGGAAAACGGCAGGGAAAAACGAACCAAAGAATTATTAAAACTTAGCCGCAAAGACTTGGTTGTTTTAGCTAATAATATGGGGTTGCGTAAAGTGGGGTTTAAACACAAGGACGATGAACACCCAGAAAAGAACAAAATTCGTAAGACCGAGGATATTGCAGATATGATTTACTTCAAAGAAATAGATTCCTAAAATTATGGCTATTACTACCCAACAGGTCTACTTAGCAAACGACGTTGAAAACGACTTCGCCCCCGTGGGTCACGTTGTCCCATTAGTACCGGCAAATATTGGAACTGTAGCAGCGGGAAGAGACAAGGAAATAGAATTTTCTGTCGCTGCAACCGATAGAAACGCTAATAAAGTAACCGCCTTTGATGCTTTGATACTGACTACATTAGTCGCAGCTATTGACGCATGGATCGTTGCAATAGCAGGCACGCCGGAAGGACTTAACATTGACATTAGTAATACCGTACAATATAATGCCAGGGTAACTAAGATACTCGGCGGAGCCGGCCCAACAAATCATATTTTGTTATCTTCTGCAACTGATGTATTTAGAATTACAGTTTCGTTTCAATATGCTTCTTCTTAGTGCAAAAACTTGTCACGATAGCTGAGTTAAAAGTAAACACGGATATAAACCCAGGCATTGGTAATTCAGCAATAAGCGTCGATCGTTTAATCGATGCCGCCCAACTTGAAGACTTGCACCCCTTACTCGGTGACAAACTTTTTTGGGACTTAATAAAGAATCCAACATCGGTGGCGAGTGGTAGAGATTATGTCTCACTATTAGTAGAAACAGAATACACATTCGATAATATCACCTATACTTCCCCAGGGATAAAAAAGGTGCTCTATGATTTTGTTTATGCTAGGTATAGATACCAGAATCAAGAAATTGACCAGCCCGGCGGATTCGCTACCATTGACACACCCAACATGCCGCGAACATCCGTAACCAGGAACATAAATATTTATTCGACTTGGCGGAGATCAGCGATAGCAAATTGGGACGAGGTAAGAAACTATTTACAAAGGGTAGAGCCTCAATATACACATTGGATAGGAAGCGAAGCCCACCTAGACACAGGTGAAGAAAAGATCATAATCAATAAAGTTACAGTAACATAAATCATGGGAAAAGGAAACGAACACGAGCAAACACCAACAACTGAAGAAAGTAAGCAAGAATTACTCGCAACAATTGAAGCTATACCAGCGGATAAAATAGGAATCTGGGATTCTGTAGTGAGTAAAGAGGGGGGAACTATTGTAGTCTTCCATGTAGACCCCGGCGGACAGCCACACCGACACCCACATCAATAGTTGAAAAACAAAATAATTTGGGTATTAATTGGGGTGCTTTTGCTTTCAATAGCTTGGCATCCCTTCCACCACAATCCCGCAACGATATACCCTTTTTTATTAGATCCAGAAAGAAGTACGACGACAGATTGGTATGTTTTCGATTCGTCAAACTGGATAATCAGGTTTATCTATCTCTTAATCATTCATCACTTATTCGGCAAGGCATACCCCAACCCCTTGGTAATAGGTAGGTTCAAAACCAATTCATATTTGACATTGCCTTTTGTTTTATTTGGCGGGTACATGTATATTACGTATATCTTGAACGAAACTGATACATCAATACACCCAATAATTGCAGGAATAATTCTCTTTGCAATATCCGCTTTACATTATGGCACTAAAACTCGTGTTTAATAAATTCCTGCTTATCTATTTTTATACCGGTTCAATCCCTGTAATATTAAATGTGACAAAACCAAGCGATATTTTTTTACCAATCTTTTTATTATTTCTAATGTTCATGATGTTCTTACCTGAGATTACAATCAGGACAAGCAAAGAGTTTAGAATGTGGATTAAGGAGGGAATTGAAGACGCCGACGGTAAATTGAATAAGTCAGATATTAAAGACGGGTTGATCTTGTATGTCTCTTTGTGGTCTCTGCGGGTGTTCATTGGCTTTTCAGTTTCAGAAGTTTTTTACAAAGAGATCGATTTTAAATTCTACATTACACCTTTAATTTTCTCATTCGGAACCGCAGGGCTAACAATTATCAAATCGATTAAAAAGAAGATGCTATGAATATTTTATTAAAAAGAATTAACGGGGAAAGCCACACCACGATAGGGCTAATATTTATCGACGGTAAATTTGAATGCTTCTGTTTGGAAGATGAAAAAAGATTAATAAAAGTCAAAGGGGAAACACGCGTTCCAGCGGGAACATACATTGTTGAAAAAAGAAAGGTTGAAACCCCTATGACAAAAAAGTATCGTGATAAGTATGAATTCTTCGACTATCATTTATGGATAAAAGATATTCCAGATTTCGAGTTTGTTTATATCCACATTGGGAATGATGACAAAGACACGGACGGGTGTATCCTTGTTGGGGACTTACTAAAGAACAATAGATTCGATGAGGTCAATAATTTATTATCAAGTCGAGTCGCTTTCAAAAGACTTTATGAGAAAATCGGGCAAGCTATGTTAAACGAAACGATCCATATCACAATATCAGACGAGGACGAAATCGTCTAAACACCCCCCAAATAAGATAGGTTTATAAAATTCATTATCTTTGAGTATGGTTAAAATTTTAACACATGAAAAAAATATTAGAGTTCTTCCAAGATGATAAAGGAAGGATGTCAAATGCACGTCTCGGTAATTTACTTATTCTAATTAGCTTCACATGTGATTATATCACTCATATTGTAAGGGCTATAGAGTTTAATCCATCAGTCACAATAGTTGGAATTGTTGGGACAATAATGGGGATAAAAGTTGCGCAGAAATTCGCAGAAAATAAAAATGGGAAAGGGTAAAAAGATATTCAAGAAAATCGCCGCGAGTCCCTTACTATCTATCGGGATGGAAATGCTACCGTTTGGCCTGGGGTCACTAGCTGGAAATCTCCTTAACAAAGTCAACGACACCGAGGAAGGGGAAGTCGATGTGAAAAGCCTTGTCCCTATAATTATTAAGATGCTCATCTATTTAGGACTTGGACTTTTGATTGCAAAAGGGTACTTATCAGAGGGTGAAGTAAATGTCATCAAAGAGACAATCGAAGGAATACAATAAAAAGACTTCATAATTGAGTTTTTGACTATTGAGAAAACGAGAGGGGACACGGCTTTTAAAGCTTGTCCCCTCTTCCTTTATAGCGCGTTGAAAGCATTGGCCACAGCGGACAACTTTATATTAATTTGTTAGGTTATAAACAAAATTGGTATTACTTTAGCCTTATAAAATTAACACCATGACAAATTACAAAACTTTTGAGATTATCGCCGACTACGCGGACAACTCCAACGAAGCAAAATTCAAACAACGAGTAGCCATTGAAACCGGCGGAGAATATGAAGCCGACACCCTTTTAGTTTTCTATGTTGGGAACAAAGAATTAACCAATATCAGCACGGAAGAAACCACGGCGGAAGTATGGGAAAACATCGACCCCGCATTTTCAGCAAACCGCAAATTAATAGACGGCCAAGGAAATGTTTGGGATTTCGTGAGAGAGCGCGAAGAATATTTCATAATAAAATGTGGAATCAATGCGCACTTTATAGACAAAGAAGCAGGGCGAGAACTTACCCCCGCTGAATATCTGGAAAAAAGCATGAGAGATTTAGAAACTTCAAAACAGAAATATCGCACAAAGAATTTTAAATAAATTAACACCATGAAAAAGCGATTCATCACATTACCTGCTTCTAAAAAGCAGTATCTAAATCATTATTACAAAATGTTTCAAGCCCTCAAAATGGTAGTAGATGACATCGAAACCAATTCAGGGCTTACCACAGAGACCGCCGCGCATGTAACTAAATTATATTATTCACTTAAAGATTAACACCATGAAAAATTTGATATTAATAATAATCGTAATTATTGTTTCTTCCTGTACAGACAAAAAAGAAGACCCAAATAAATACCCTCAGTATAGTCTTACAACAGTTGATTATGTTCAGGATTCTCTTAGAGATAAGTTTGTTAATGACGTTGAAAGGCTTGTTAGAGCTACTAATCAACATTTATCTGCCGGTGATTATGAGGATGTTTGGGTCACATTAAGGGTTGTTAAGAGTGACATACTATTACCAATGTACGGGACAAGGATTCGGGCTCTTAAAATTATGTATAAGAATCAGGAACATACAAGAATTATTAAACCTAAAAACTTAACTGAAAATCAGAGAACAATATTCAATGATCTTTTTCATAAAGAACAGAGAAATGAACGTATTCTAGCAAAAGGAATTCGAGATGAATTCTAAAAAAGAAAGCCTATTAATAGATAGAATGTACACTGACACAATAGAAGACTTACGTGGCGTGATAACTGATAAATTTGGTAGCATCAAAAAGTTTTGTGAGACTGAAGGAATGCCAGAAGAAACAAACCTTTCCCGTATATTTTCTAAAAAATCAAATCGGTGTATGTCTATCGGGTTATACATTCGAATATTGATTGCTTTGGGATTAGTGGACAAAGACGCCATAATCGGGGAAACGCTGGATTTAAAACTATCCTTAAAGCTTTACTTGAAGATAGATCACACCGCGGTTTTCAGGTCAATAAATACAATTCCTTATCTATAGATTACAAAATATGATAACGAGAGAAGAATATTTAAAGGCTTTAGAGATTATTGACTATTACCATAGGCAAAACGAAAGAAACCCCCGCGAATTAAAAGAGAATGATATTATAATTTTTTCGGTAACTCATTCGAAACACGTTACAAGAGGAAAAGATTATCAAGTTATACAGCTTGACGATCTTGGTTATAGGAAAATAATGTGGATCAAAAACGACAAACGGCAATCGGTTAACATAAATATGAACAGCCATTTGTATCAATGGGAAATTAAAGCAGAATAGTTGCTTTGATTTATTCCCTATCTTTAAGGATGAAAACCGCAATAATAGCACTACTAATTTTCTCTATTCTTCCCGAAACAAAAGGGCAAGCCAATAAAATTTCTATTGCTCATAGTGAAATCCAGGTCTTAACCCAGGACGTACCGGGGGTGTCTGCTTCAACTACTTTCAAAAAAATTAGTGAGTGGATCCAATACAATTACAAAAACCCTCGCAAAGTCAAAAAAGGAAAAGTCGAAAACAAGTTCATTCGGTTTACAGGGGTAGCGAAAGACGCAACCATTTATTTTGGAACAAGCTACGACCTGGAATATACAATCAGCATTAACATAAAGGATGATAGATATTCATTAATAGTTGAGCGGCTAAAGTTTTGGAATGGCGGGGCCGGTACTGAAGTAAGAATCAAACAGTTTTTTAAACCATACGGGGAAATCAAAAAGGTAAACAAGCCTTTCGGGTGTGGAATTGAGGACACACTAAACCGGATTAACGCATCAATTTATAAATATGTCACTAGTGAAGGGCAAGATATTTGATTATATTTAAGTTCTATTCATTTTAGTTAGGTGATAATTTACTCTTCTTAGAGGCCCGAAGCTCCAAACTTCGGGCTTTTTTTTGTTGACTTTATAACAAACTATTGTTAACTTGCAAGCAAACAAAAATAATTAGCACCATGCAACAACATCAAAAATCAGTAGATACACTTCGTAAGTTTTTCACTGTTACCGTGGCAGCTTTTGAAATGCACCACAGTATTAGTTTAGTCTTTGGAAACAAGGGGGACATAAGCGATATGCACCATTTACACTTAATAGCAAAAGAAGAAATCGAAAAAGTGGACCCAGATTTAGCCAAAATTGATAATTTACTTTCAATGATGGAAGATTTAACGAAAAAATATAATCTTAAACCTTAAAAATTAACACCATGAAATTAACAATTGAACAGGCTAAGGCGTTATACTTCGCCCCCGGAGCTTTACAAGAACCCCCGTATACATTATTCAGATTTCACCGCGGGGACAATCGCTACTATTATAGTTATCAACAGTCAACCCCATTTCATCAAGCCGGCAAAGTAGTAACGATAAAGAGAGCGCGGGAAGTTTTAAAAATGTACACCTCGGTAACTTCTTTTATTAAAAACACTATGCCGACAAGTCCATTTTTAATAAAGTGGATTGCTGAGAAAGGCTACGACGCTGCCAAGGCTTTCGCCAACATGCGGGCGGAGTATGGCACGTTAATGCATAAATGCTTTGCGCAACTCACCATCAATAAAACTTTTGAATTTAAAACCTTGCCGGATCTTGTAGACTTGACACTGCAGGAATGTTACTTACCAAGGACACACCGCGAACCCTGGATCGAAGAACTAGAAAAAGATATCCTCGCCTATTCACAATTTTTATTAGACTTTAAAATCAAACCCTTGGCGGTTGAGGTTGTTTTGTGTCATCCGAAAGACGGGTACGCGGGCGCCGTGGATTTAATAGCTAAGGCAATGATACCGGTCAAAGACTTTTACGGGGAAGTCTTGAAGAGCGGGAAGAACAAAGGCAAGCCCAAGCAAACGACCAAGGATATTGAAATGACAATTATCGTAGATTTCAAAAGCGGTAAAAATGGATTCTATGAAGACCAAGAAATCCAATTGGAAGCCTACAAGCAACTAGCGGAAAAGAATTTCGGTGTTAAGATTGACAGGCTTTATAATTTCAGCCCCAAGGATTGGAAGACAAGCCCGGGGTATAACCTGAAGGACCAAACAGACAGCAAGGCCCGTGCAAAGCTCAAGCACTTAATACCACTCATGAAAATTGAGAACGAGCGAAGGCGCCGCAATTTAATAGAGATCGACGGGGAAATCGATTTAACAAAAGGGATATCCCGAAATTATCGATCGGTAAGTATTGAAGACTTTATCATCGGTGATTTTAAAGATGAAATGGTCCAGGTCCGGGGAAGCATTGGCGAGCAAGTATTAACGGTTAAAATTGGAAACGTTGTTCACACTTCACCACCAAGGGATGCGGGCGAATTCCCATACACAAGGAAAGACAAAGCGGCATTCCTGCGGGCTATTAAAAAGCTGACCAAGCCGAAGAAAAAGAAGTCAAGATCACTGACAGCAAAAAAGTATGTTAATCTAACGACAGCCGAGGTTTCGCAATGGAATCAAAGGAACCACTAGAACCCAACAGATTATGAAAGGCAGAATAAAAAGAAATGAGGAACTAACCAGAAGTAAGTTTCCCATTATAGGAAAAATCAAAGTCGGAGAAAAAACCGAGAAAGGCTACCCGACAAGCCTTGATTATTTCCGGTGTACAGGTAAGTATGAAAAACATTTTACCGAAGCATACGGGCAAAAGCCCAATAGAATAAGCATTGTCTTTATCTCTGATGATCTGAAAGACTCATGCTTTGAGCGTTACGAGTGTAGGGATACAGACGGGCGCTTGGCGGCGTATGGTGACGGTGAAGACACTTTCGTTTTTGATGACACCATAAACGAGCATAAGCTGTCAGAACTAAGTAAACCGAAACTTGCGGCGCTCGGTAAATGGTCGGTAATACTCACCATTAAGTTTATAGCCTTGGATGTGTCCGGGGTCTTTGGTCTTTTCCAATTTGATACTAAAGGGGACAAGTCAAGTATTCCACAAATCCGCGACACGTTCGACACTGTGTTGTCTACTATCGGCACGGTGATAAATGTACCTTTTGATTTGATAGTAGAGAAAGTTAAAAGTCAAAAGCCAAGATCGAAAAGCGTCTTTCCTGTTGTGTCTATGGTGCCGAATATCTCAAAAGATAATCAGGATAAACTCGCCGCCTTCCATAAATCAGGTGGTGATATTAAACAGCTTGGAACATTGAATGAGGAAAAAGTAAAAAGACTAGAAAACGATCCATTATGAAACGAAACAACCACGATGAATTTGATTTAGAAGTAGTTAAACTGATGGAGAAATTCAAGTTTGATAAAGAAAATTGTTTGTTTTTTATTAGAGCGCAACTATGTAAGGATAAAGATGGAGATGATTTAGTTGAGGTAATATCGAACGAGGCGTATTATGATGAATTATTAATTGAGTCATTCCATACTCATAGCATAGATCATAAACATTTTGAAGATGTGATACTATTAGTAGCACATAGAATCATGGAAGATAAAGGATTTATAAAAGACGGGAAACCAAACATTTAAAAAGACCTGAAAATATGACAACACACGCAGAATTAAAAGCGGAAATAATAGACAAGTTCGGATCTATTAAGCGCTTTGGAGCTATAAAGACTCTCGACCATTACGAATTAAGATTATTTTTAATACGCCGGGATAATAATATCTCTGAGAGAGAACAAAGGGCGATCAATGCTTTGGCTGAAGTCGTAGAGCTTACCAATAAAATGGAAGTCCCCCCGAATGAAATCGGCCCTATTGATAGAATTGCAATGAACAGGGTAATGAAATTAAAATTTGGTAACGTCTTGAGCTTCTGCAAAGAATACCCGGAGTTTAAACAAGAAACCGTCTACCAGATTTTGAACGGTTACCGGAAGCGCAAAACGAAAATAGTATTTCAATTAATTGACACCTTAGAAAATTTAAAGTAATGAAAACTTTTAACATTTCGCTCTGTAAGCCCAACGGGAAGCCGACAGGGGAAGTAAAAAATGTAAAAATATTAAGGGCTTTCGAATACAAAGGCCGTGGTTATGTCCTGCACGAAGAAATAAACGGACACAGGCGAATGTTCAAAGGAAAGATCGTTGTTTCTGATTATAAAACAGGGGGTCGCGTTCATTGTGGCGACGACCCCACCGAGACAATAGCGGAAGCAAAAGGTAGAATTTTAGAACGCCCTGATTTTAATTACGACGCTTATGAAACTATCAATAATTCGAACATTCAATTAGAAATAATTTAACTTTTAACACTAAATAACAATGACAAAAAAGACAGAAGTAAAAGTCCCGGTCGAATTACTGATCGAAGAGAAAGCGAAAATCGCTGATGAATTAGTCGAATTCCGTGATGAAATCGGAACCCTCACCGAAAAGATGAAGGAAACGACGGCCAAGTCAAAAAAGGAAATTGCAATCATTGAGGGCAAAGTCTCTTACCATTACAAGTGCTTGAAGATTGGCCATAAAGATGTAATGATGAAATGCGACATTGTGAAAAACTTTGATTCAGGCTTCAAAGAGTATCACACTAAGGACGGCAAAGTCCATGAAATACCCTTAGTCGGTGATGATTACCAATTGGAGACAGACGACAAGACAGTGGGCAATGTGCCTGATGAAATACCGGAAGACGTTCAAATTTAAATATTATAACTTTGAACCGGTGTTAATTCCCCGGCTAAATCTAAATGAAGATTCAACTAAAGTTTCTCAAATGATTAGCCGGGGTTTTCTTTTTTACAACATTTGTTAGGTTATAAACAAATAAGGTTGTAAACTTGTATTAGTTAGTTACTAGGGATTTGATTAACTAAAGATTTTAAAGGCTTTGCCGGATAGTTCCCTAGACTTGATGGCCAAGCCTTTTTTGGTTTCACAGGAGTTACGCCGCTTCTCCTACATCAAAAAGAACTTAGGTTAAATGGCCGAAGTAGCAAAGTGCGTTCCCCTATATTGGGTTTTACATCGTGTGAGTCGAAATAGGTGCAATCCTTAGACACACGTTAATAAAACGATGGCATAACAGGAGGATGTCATTAGTGCGAAGCGATCCTATTGCGACCGATTGAGTAAGAAAAACCTCTCTTTTTTTCTAAAATTGGGGGAAAGAGGGGGTGCTTCTTCTTAACCTTTGCTCCCTTCTGAGTAAATAGATAAGCATGAAGAATAGAAAGAAATCAAAAAGTAATTTCCTGATATCTCAAATGAAGAGAAGGACAATAATAAGAGTGCTTAAGGATTTAGGGATAAATAAAATTGGAATTAACCCTTTCCATAGATGTACAAACGTTACACTATTTGATGAGTTTGAAGCAAAAAAAGGAATTACTATCCATGAATTCATAAAAGAGAAAAACATTAGGAAAAACATTAAATTGAAAGAAGGTAAGATCTACATAATTGGTAATCTACATCATGGATTAGTAAAGATCGGATTTAGTACAAATCCAGATAAAAGGTTATCAGGTATCCAATGTGGATGCCCTTTTAAAGTAAAAGTACTAAGGGTCTTTAATGGCACAATGAAGCAAGAAAAATATTTACATTATAAGTACCGAAACTTAAACACAAATGGCGAATGGTTTAAATATGAAGGTGAATTAATGCAAAATATTAAACTTTAGCTATTGCAAGGGATAGGGGGAACTATAATTAACAGACTATGAAAACACCAAACGACATAAAAGCAACTTTTAATTAGATGAAATGTTAGATGAGTGAATATAGGTGTGAAAAGTGTGGTCAGTTTGTAAACCCTTGTCATGAGAATATTAGACCAGTGGAGATTCACGGGATGTTTTCAAAAGATTGTGATATATTTTTTCATGATGATTGTTTTTTTGATTGGTGTGACGATCAGGATAATTTAAAACAACAAAAATATGATGAACAATGTGATTTGTACAATAAAACAGGTATTCAACAATAGAAACTAGATGATATGGAAAATGGAGACACTCTAATATTTTTAGACGGAACACACTGTAAATGCGAGTGTGGGGATTTGGTGCTACATAAAAGATCAGGACAGAAGGATAGGGAATTAAGGGTAGTTAATACACATGGCAGGCCAAAAGACGGAAAAGCTCCTTTATGGTGGATTAGACACTGTGAATCTTACGGGGATACATTTACTAAAATTCAACAATAGAAACTAGATGACTAAATAAAAAATGACACTATTTAATCAATTAACACCTGAAACTGAAAAGCTCATCGAAGACCATTCCGAACTAATAAACAAGCATTTGGGCGTATGGATCAGCAACGAAATAAAAATAAAAGGCGGAATCGCTGGCGATGTAATCAATTTTTTGTTTCTGGAAAAACAAAGAATCAATCCTAGTCAAAGAATTATAAAATTAACCCCCGACAGAAAAAGGCTAATCGAAGCACAAATAAGAAGCGGTAACGGGTTAGCTCAGTTTATGGGTGTAATTTCTTTTAAGGTTAGACAATGGATGAATGACTCTGAATTCAGCAAGCATCTAACGCCGGAAACATTATTCAGAATATCTAATTTTCAAAAATATTTAGAGGAAGCACGGGAAGATTTAGACCAAAAGCCAGTTACAAATGCACAAGAATATAGTTAATCTTAAAAACTTCATTGGTTGGTTCTTTATTGTGCTGGCATTTTTCCTATTAAGCTGGGTATTATTGATGTACAGACGTCAGAAAATTTAAAACATGAATAAATTAACACCACAAACCGAAACCCTCGGAAAGCTCCCCCCACAAAGCGTTGACATTGAGGAAACAATAATCGGGGCGATACTATTAGAAAGCGGCGCACTGGATAAGGTAAAAGATATTATAACCTCTAAATCCTTTTATCGTGACGCACATCGAATAATTTTCGAAGCCATGGAGAAAATGAAGGAAGAGGGAACCCCTATAGACATTAAAACCACAGTACACCAACTAAGGAAAGCCGGACAACTCGAAGTAATAGGCGGCGCGTATTATATTGCCGAATTGACATCAAAGGTCAACAGTGCTGCCAACATCGAAACCCACGCCAGGATAGTAGCCGAACAGCATATCAAAAGATCATTGATTATGATTTCGGGTAATCTTCAAAATGCTGCCTATAAAGACACGACAGACACGTTCGAACTATTAACACAAATAAAAGGACAGATTGCAGAGATTGACGAAGAGACAATCAAGTCTATAAAAAATCAAAACGCCTTAATCAAGATAAAAAACGAAAGCCTGATTGATGAATTTGAACACGGAAAAGAAATTGGCGAAGATCCACGAGTCAACGAAATGAGGGGCAAAGATGGAAACTTGCGTTTTGCTTGGAAAAGGGGGTTTCTTAATTGTTGGACGGGTTGGCCTAATGATGGAAAAACGCAATTCTTTTCCACTATGTCTCTGACGATGTCAATTAAAGCCGGTTGGAAGTGGGCTATTTTTTCGCCGGAAATGTATTCGAGCAAAAAATTAAAGGACGGGACTATCGAAACCAATGCAAATGATATTATCGACGATCTGGTTTTCACCATGACAGGCAAGACGCCCTATAAACATTACAATACTGACAACAGATTGGATATGTACGATTATCTTGAAGCGGTGGACAAGGTTAAAAACTGGTTTCACTTCATTAATCCCGCTGACAGGGACTACAAAAATATTATAGACGTATTCAGATATTATCATGGTGAATATGGAATCGACGGATTTTTAATTGATCCCTTCAAAAATGTGCGTTATGATATGGAAGTCAGATCCGATATAATGTTGGATAGAATTTTCGACGAGTTCAAGCAATTAACACTAGACACTAATACGTCTATGAATTTTATTGCGCATCCTCGAAGCGTTTCCGAGCCTAAAAATTCAGATGGTAGTTATAAGATAGTTACTCAATGGATGTTGCTAGGCGGTGCCGCTTGGAACAATGGAATGGACGGGATTTTCTCAATTAATAGACCAAATAAGCACGTGGACAGTAACGACCCCGGCGTCCACTTCTACAACCTGAAGCAGCGCAAGCAACAACTAGTAGCCCGTACCGGAGTAATCGAAGATATTATGTTTAATTGGAAGACTAACCGATATTATTTTGGTGGTGTCTGCCCTATCGACGGGGAAATTGATATGGAATTCAGAAAACCAAGTAAACAAGTTGTAATTAATTACAGTGAACCAGGTAAAGAAAACGAAGATTTACCATTTTAAAAAAAGACAATTGTTTTGAAATTTTCAACAAAACGATATAGTGTAAAGCTTGAATTATGGAACCGTAACCCCTTCCATAAAGACGGCAGGCTTTACGAACAAAGGCAATACGGGACCGGCTTTTCGCTCTTCCTTGACCTGGGGGTTACGACTGAAGAACAAGCCAAGGAAGCCGCCCAAATAGAGTGGAAACAATATCCGACAGAAGATTGGATAAAAAGAATTTTAATAAGGAATCCTGAATCAGAATTAATTTATGAACATTTCACTAACACTTAAAAAATGATAATCAACAGATCGTGGGCAATGCCTTCCAAGCATACATTTTTAATAAAACCTATTGGAAATCTAGTTAAAAGATACGTAAGCGATGGAACAGGATGGATTGACCCGTTTGCAGGAGAGAACAGCCCCGCCGAAATAACTAACGACCTGAATCCAGACAAGCCAACAATGTATCATCTTCACGCTAAAGAGTTTGCGCACCAATTGACAGGAGAATACGAAGGAGTATTGTTTGACCCCCCATACTCATTACGACAAGTGAAAGAGTGTTACGACGAAATTGGAGTGAAATTGTTCAAGGAGGATTCGCAGAGGTTCCCGCAAAATGTAAAGGAGGAAATATTACCTAAAATAAAGTTGGGGGGGATTGTCATTTCTTTTGGATGGAACTCTCAAGGGTTTGGAAAAAAACTAGGCTTTGAAATCATAGAAATATTACTAGTTGCTCACGGACGATCTCATAATGATACAATAGTAGTTGTAGAAAGAAAGTTTCAAAATGAGCTATTCAAAAAATGATACTAAGAATAAAAGCGGGACAAAATAAAGACATCCTCTTTGTAACTCAAAAGCTTTTAGAATTAACTGAAGGTGATTACACGGTCGAGGTTAAGAAGCGGCGCAAGATTCGCACCATTTCACAAAACCGATATTATTGGGGCGTTGTTATTCCTTACATATCTTTAGAGCTTGGCTATTCAAAGGACGATGCGCACGAAGTTCTCGCCCGCCAATTTCTAGCCAAAACAATAAAACTACCAGACGGTGAAGAAATGGAAATCGCCAGAACAACAACAGGATTAGATACAGCCGAATTCGCACAATACATTGATAAAATAATGTTCTTAGCCTCAGAAACTTTGGGAATTAAAATTCCCCAGGCCGGCGAAGTACACCAAGACACTATCGACGAATTACACAACAGAGTCGAAGAAAGTCTAGCAAATTAGTTAACTTGTAAACAAATATTAACACCATGAAACATTTAATAGAATCAATTTTCCCGTTTAGATATTTAATTATAATAGGTATCTTATATTCATTTTCGATATTGTACCGACCTTATAGGAAATGGCTACTATCAACGGAAGAACCAAAAGAATTAAAAGCTTTTTTGCTTGTTCCTATAGCTGTAACTATTTCATCCGGAATACTCTTCACATTTATTTTCATATCAATTTATAGTAAGCCATGAAAATTAAAAATATTTTTAAATCTAATTGGACACGCTGGGAACCTGTACACGTTTACACACATGATTGGCATAGTTTCATAATATTAAGCAAACTCAATAAAAAATCAGGACTAGTAAAATTTAGGACAATTCAAATAAATTCTAAGTTTGGGGGAATGATCGAAAGTCCTAAAGAAATTGATTTTAAAAACTCGTTTTCGCACCTATTAAAAACACCAGCATGAAATTCATAGGAATAGACTGTGGACGCCAAACAGGGTGGGCAGAATGGGAAGACCGCCTAGACAGATTCACCAAGCTTGAAACTTATGATTTCTGGGGTGCAATAGATGAACTTAGCCTCGTTGCTGCTTTCAATAAGTTAAATGATTACGAAACGAAAGTAATAATCGAAGACCCTGGATTAAATAAACCTACTTTTGTTCCTAAGGGAATGCCTCGAAACGTGGCACTAAAAAAAGCCCAGGACGTAGGACGCAACAAGGAAAACGCTTTTTTAATCATAAAATATTGCGAGAAGTATCAAATACCTTTTGCAACTTTAAGACCAAGCGCCCCGAAATGGAACGCCGAAACCTTCAAAAACCTTACAAAACACCAAGGAAGGACAAACGAACATAACCGCGACGCCGCCCGCTTAGTATGGAAACTATCATAAATTTATTGGAATCATGAAAGCAGAAGAAAAGACATTAAGAAAAGCAATGAGTATAGAATATTGTGAACTAACAAGATTCGATTATTTAGATCATCCACAAGAATCAGAAATGATATATGATGCAATGCGAAAATTCTCTAAAGCTCAATTGATAGAGTTTAGTAAATACTTAGTAATAGAGTTTAGCACTGATGACGGAATAACCGCGGAAAAATATGTTGAACAATTTCTAAAAGAATCATGAAAGCACTTGGCAGTATTCACAAGTATCAACGGGCAAAGTCGATATAATGGAAATATTTTCTAAAAAGAAGATTGAACAATTTATAGAAGAATATGATAAAAAATAACACCACAACAGGCGAAAGAATAAGCGAAGCCACAATCAAACGTCGCTATACCGCAGCACTTAGGAAAAAGCATTCAGGACGACCAAACACAAAACAATGTGTTTGCCGTGGCGATAACTGCCAGGGGCAAGCAGTACACAACGACCACACCATCGCACGCGCAAGGCTAAAAGAAATAGGGAAAGCAAATTTGATTTATTCACTAAGCCAATATGCCTTCGTCGATTCCTGCGAAAAGTGTCATAAAGAATTCGAATCTTACCGAGACGGCGCGTGTCTTTCTCACGTCAATTATGAAGAAAGATTGGACTACATAAGGGTACATGATCCAGAGGGCGCAGAAATAAGAGATAATTTTACACCTATGTTTAAACTGAATCAATAATTATGAATATAATTGAAGAAATCTATAAATCGAACTACATGGACAGCCGGAGGTTTTCATATGTTGGGACACTTCGAAATGAAAAGATATTTAAGATTAATGAGATAGTTTTTTTTGCTCCTTTTTTTGCTAAACCCGATATAGCACAAGGTAAGATTGTAGGTGTTGAGCTACCACCAGATGACAACCCTGAGTATATTTATAAATTGGAGATTCCAAAAGAATTAGTCATAAACGATTTTAATGGAAAACCGACTGATAGGGTTGAGTTAGAATGTGACAAAATCTTTAGTACGCTTGAGGAGGCAAAAGAATCAGCGAAAAGAAAATTGGAATGTTCTTACAAATTACAAAAAAAAGAAATTGAACGATATTTCAAACAGTTCGATAAAAAATGATACTAATAGAATCAATACTCGCGATACTGTTTTTGTTTGCAGCTTTCATTCTGCTTTTATCTATGTTGGTCACAATCGAAGAGCAAAAGAGAAAAGAGGAAGTCGAAGAGAGATTACGCCCGGCTTGGGATTGGGTACTAAATCAATTCAAAAAGAATGATGTAAACTGGAACCCTGGGGACTTCGGATATAGTATAAAATTTAAAGACATGCAAGTCACCAGTAGGTACTCTATGCATGGAATAAATATTATGATGTGGATAAACCCCGCAGCCTTCGCCGCTCTTGGCATTCTGAAAGAGATAGGACACTTGCACGGACTCACCCACACATCCGGAAAATTCATGAAGCACGGATCAAACGCGACAAATATGAATCCAGAAGATTTAGAAGAGTATTTCGACGCGATAAAAGAGGCAAGAAAAGAGCGAGAATAGTCGTAATAATTAGTTAAGTTACAAACAAAACGAATTAACACCATGACTGATATAAAAATAAAAGCAACATTTAAAAATTCTGATAAGGCTATTGATTTCGAGTTGTCAGATATAGTTTTTTCTATGGGTAGTCTTTGCGCCGAGGATGTTTCTTTAAAAGAAGAAATAGGGGAAGATTTAGCTTATCTACAGGATAATTGGGATTATGTTGAATTACAAATAATCAACGATTAATAATTCACTATATTTACAACGGTGGTTTATATTTTTCATGGCTCACAATTAAGATGAGCTAAAGTTTAAAATCCCTGAATTGTGAAGGGTTCAGGGATTTTTTAAAATTATGGCAGTAACAACAGTATCAAAAACAAGCACAATAGTTCGAACAGTATCTAAAAAATCAACCATAATTAGATAATATGGAAAAGGTTTTCACGACTCAGCAATGGACATTAGACTTGGACGTCGGAGCCGACCAGACAGGCGCGACAAGCCCTTTAATTTATGCACGGGCACCAGACGGAACGGAAAGCAGTTTTGTCGCTACCATTAGCACGAACATCCTATCACGGGCTTTCTTAGTTGCAGAGATAGCAACGGAGGGTTTTTGGACATTCTGGGCTTCCTCAACCCTTGGGGGTCTTGTTGGAATTGGGGAACCTGTAGAGCTACAAGTTTTCATTCCTGGGGACACAAAAGGATTTTAAAAAATATTATGATTATCTTAAAGGGAAGAAAGAGAAAATTAACCGTGCAAGAAGAAGAGGAAATCAACTTGTGCGCTACACGGTGGTATTATCATTTAAAGAATAAAAAAAAAGACATTGAAAGCAAAAACAAATTGACGAGCGAGCCGGTAAAGGCTAAATTAATTTAGAAAAACGAAGGGCGGCGGCAAATAGTCGCCCTTTTAATTAATTGGACTCCTTTTTGTACCTTAGCAAAACCGATCGGTATTTCATACAATGGCGCTAAAAATCTACAATAAAGGTAACCTCGTTGCTCATGTCAGCACAACAAGTGATATTGCAAAAATAAAAATCCCAATCGACCAAGAATATGTATGGCCAAAAAATCAAATGTTTTACTCATTTGTTGACGCAACATCACTTTTTACAATAGTAAGGCTGCACGGTTGGGAACAAAAAGAAATCGCTGTCGGTATTCCCTTCACTGATTTTTTAGACGGTGACGACGCTGCTTTTGCGTCAAGTGATGATTTAAGAGATTATTTAGAAAACATTCTAGGTAGTATTTCCAATGATTATGCTGAGGAAATTGCGCTCGGCAATGTTCCTAACATGACAAGCGCAACCCTTTTTGGCCACAACCCAAACATTGCAAACGGCACTGAAGAGGTCATCACAGAAATAAACGGCGATGATTACCCCTATTTGTCAGCGGACACAACTTTATATCTATCAAGCTCTGACGATACGGACACTCAAAACATTTTAATCACGGGAATGGATGATGATTATGAAAGGGTATTACAATCACAAGAACTAACCGGACAAACGGCGGTCGCAATCGATACTGATTTGTTTAGGGTGTTTTCATTAAGAAATATCGGGTCGACTGTGTTGGCTGGCGACGTTTACATCACTAGCGAAAACGCACACACAGCAGGGGTGCCAGATGATTTAACAAAAGTTTTAGCTAAAATATCAATTGGTAGTAATGCAACGAACATGGGATTGGTAACGACTGCCACCGGTGAAGTATTAATAGGCCTAAAATTCCGTGCCTACTTAAGAAAAAACCAATCCGCTCAATTCTCACCTTATATCAGGGCTTTAGGCGGGGTTTTTATTAGAGGCTTACCGTTTGCTATTTATCAACAAGCATTCGAAACAAAAACAGAATCATTCCCAGTATTACCGGAAAAGACTGATTTAGAATTCAGGGCGCTTGCAATTGATGCTGACGCTCAATGTTCCGTAGGTGTAGATTATCGATTAAAAGTAACGCCAACAACACCGGAAATGTTAAACAGTAGATTTTTCTAATAAGTATAATTTAGAAAAAAGGATAGATTTTTGTTAGAGAGTATTTACGAAACGTAAAAAACAGATGGCAAAGCAGATTGGTAGAAACATTAACAAAAGTGATTCATCCGAAGAAAACACAATCGCATTAACAACGACCACTATCGAAATAGCGGGTGCAAACACAGATAGGATTAGATTTGAAGTTCACAACTTAAGCAAAGAGGTTGTCTTTTTAAATGAGCGTGGTGCGGTTGACAACTTAACTAATGGTAAAAGGATTGGCCCTTTCGGATCTTATGACATGGCAGTAGACACCCCGCACACCGGAAAATACAGCGCGCGTACAGAAAAAAGGACAGGAAATATTAACGTAATTGATGTATGAAAGAATCGCCGCCACTACCCCCAAATTTCAGACACGATTCTGATAATATTATTCAAGAATATCAGACTGTTGGCACCGAGGATGACAAAGCAGAATTCACCATTCCACTAGGAAAAGTAGGTTTTGTAGAACTGGTATTTTCTGCATTTTCTGAAGGGGATAAATACATCATAGAAGGACAAGCGGACGGAGTTGGATTTACTTGTATAGGCGGGGGCGAAGGAAAAGAAGGAGGAGAATCCATCTTAGCACCGCGGTTCAATCCTTGGGGGCCATTTCCCGCGGGGGCTGAAATAAGATTACACAGAGAAACCGGAACACCAGCTAAAGATTGGGCCGGCGGATATACTGGATATCTTGAAGACGAAATAAATGAATAACTAAAAGATAAGTATATTTGCAATATATGAAAAATAAATATTTGTTATATGTCAGCATCACATAAACTTCCATTAAAGGAATATTCCGTTGAAGACAACAAACGGATAATGGATATTCTTAGTCAACCAACGGTACTTTCATCTTCTTTCATAAAAGCTTCAGAAAGTAGAAGATCTAAAAGAATATAGTATTTTTATTTATATTGCAGTAACAAAACGTTTTTGTTATGAAGAAAAAAGGCCGTGCCTCAAAATACACACCAGCAATCAAGAAGAAAATATTCAAATTAGTATCAACCGGAGAACACCGAATAATTGATATTTGCACGCAAGTAGGAATAAGCGAAACCCAATACTACGCTTGGAAAGACCCTAGTCACACACAATTCAAAACGGATTTTACGGAGCTAATCAAAGAAGCAGACCGCCGCCGCCTCGATGCATTCAAAACAATGGCTAGGACGGGACTAGCTATGAAGCTAATGGGCCACAAGTACGAGGAAGTAACCCAGGAATACGAAATCGTAAACGGAAAGCAAATACTAAAGGGATTCAAGACCGTGACAAAGTTTATAATGCCGACCGATACTTCAATAATTTTCACCCTTACAAATAAAGACCCTGAGAACTTCAAGCATTCCAACCGATTAGCATTAGACCATAAGATCGAAGAGCCAACTATCGACCCTGGAACATTGCCAACTAAAGAGCTTGAAAAAAGAACTTTATTATTAGCTGAACATAATATCACTATACAGAATTAATCATGACACCACAAGAACTAAGAATAGGAAATTTTGTAAAATCAATAGAAGATGACAAGTCATATGAAGTTGTCGCTATCGACCATCTTGGCAATGGATATTATAATGGCTCAAAATCTTTTGGTAAAAGAGAAAAACATATTAATGAACATGCATTTTTTTTTAAAAGCTGCGAATTATTAGGTATTCCTTTAGCATCTGAATGGTTATTAAAATTGGGGTTTGAATACTTACCAAATAGAAATTTTATGAGTATTGGAACTTCACCTAAATTTCAAAACTATTTCAGTATTGATTTAAGGGGTAATTATGTAGAGTTTAGCTACAAGAGGATAACGGTTGAATACGTTCACCAACTGCAAAACCTATACTTTGCGTTAACAGAAAAAGAACTTAGAATTAATTAACACTAAACATAAAAATCATGAGTAACACCAAAAACAAAGCAGAAGTAGAATTTGAAATACTTGAAAAAACGGGAAAAAATGCTATCATCGTGCCATTTAAAAAGGAAATATTAGCATTGATTGATAAGTTTGCAGATTCTGGACAATCAGGCTCCGCCGCCCCATATACTGCCAAAGCCATTTCCCAAGCCGTAGAACACCTTTGTTTACAAGAACCGATTTGTCCTATAACCGGCCGGTAAGAACATCATAAAAACCGAAGATCATGAAACCGAACGAATTACGAATAAATAACTGGTACAACTCAACAAAGTTTAACGCGCCTGTAATGTGTGAGGTGGCGGACTTTGTGGCAATATACGAAAACGCTCAGGGAGCCACACCCGATGAAACCGACGTCGCAGTACTGTTTAAACCAATCCCTTTAACATTTGAATGGTGGGAAAAATGGTTTAAATGGAATTTGAAACATTGTTGGTGGACTTTAGGTGATTTAACTTTTGTTCAATGGCAAAGTCCTATTTATATAATTGGGATAGATGAATTAGACGGCCAAAGAGTAAACATGGAATATGTCCATCAACTTCAAAATCTATGCTTTGCTTTAACAAAAAAAGAACTTAATCATGAGCAATACACCCAAAAAAGAAACCAAGGAAACCGAGGAAGCCTAAAACACCAAAGAAATGAACCATGAGCATAGAGATAAAGCCAAATATTAATAAAGGTGAAATGATTAATAATGACACCATAACCCATGAGGTCATAAAATATTTATATGAACACGGTGAAACTTTCTGGCGGGATATTACTACAGAAGACAAAGGGGCGGTGGCTTCTGTGTTAAGCACATTAGTAAAACAAACCAAAGTAATCAGAACCAAAAGAGGATATTATAAAATCTCGGATAAATGGCCTAAACACGTATTATTAAAAACTGTAAGAACATCGTGATTTGGAAACCCTCACCAAACACATAGTAGAACTCTACAAAAAAAAGCTCTATGATAAAATACCAATCACAACCCTTGGCAAGAAAGACGGCCGTGTCCAATTCGGGTTTTTATCAGATAAGCAGCTTTACGCCCTTGAATTATTAACCGATCATAAAACGAATTATGTAGGATTCGGAGGAAGTAGCAGGGCGGGCAAGACAATACTTGAGGCATACTGGCAAACACTACAATGTTTAACTTATCCAGAAGTACGATATGGACTAGGAAGGGAAGAGCTAACACGCCTGAAAACCAAAACAATGAATACATATTACGCCCTTTGGAAACTTTGGGGCATGAAGCCTGACCGAGATTATAACATGAATAATCAAACGCACGTGCTTACTTTCAAGGCTAACGATTCAGAGATTGTATTAATTGAGACGGCAGCCCAACCCAGGGACAAAGACTTCTTACGATTTGGGGGTTTAGAACTCACAGCTGCAGCGGTTGACGAATCAAACGAATCAGTACAAAAGGCAATAGATACTTTATTCACTCGGACAGGCTGGCAAAAAAACGAAGAATTAGGGTTACCTCGAAAGATGCTAGAAACTTTTAACCCGAACAAATCCCACGTTTACACAAGATATTTTCAGCCCTACAAGAAAAACGAGGAAACAGAGAAAAAGAAATTCATTCCGGCCCTACCAGGAGACAACCCACACCCAAGCGTTAAGCAATGGATTAAAGACGTTGTCGCAATGGGTGACACCACACTAATCGAAAGGCTTATACACGGCAATTTCGACTACGACGACGACCCCGCGACGATGTGTCCTTATGATGCCATTACAGATATGTTTACCAATGACCATGTTAAACCAGGGGTTAACCGGTACATTTCTGCGGATCTCGCAATGCAGGGCCGTGACCGAATGATCGGGGGCCACTGGGAAGGTATGGTCGGATGGATTGATATTGATTTAGCCAAGACGACGGGAAGAGAAATAGAAAACTTATTAACAGATTTGAAGATCAATAAGCGTGTTCCTAACTCTCGCGTTGTGGCTGATTCTGACGGCCTTGGGGCTTACTTATCTTCCTACATGGAAAATATAACCGAGTTTCATGGTGGGGCCAAGGCTAACGACAATAAGAACTTTGCCAACCTTAAGGCCGAATGCGCTTTCAAGCTTGCCGAGTTGATCAACAATAGATTTATTAGAATAATTTGCACCAAAGAACAGGAAGAGAAAATCAAAACGGAGGTGTCAACATGTTTGAAAGCTGATAAAGTTGACTCGGATACGACACCGAAGCGGCTAATCTCAAAAGACAAAATGAAACAGTTACTTGGCCATTCTCCTGATTATCTGGATTTCTTGATAATGCGTATGATTTTCGAAGTGAAAAAAGAATACAGTTTATTTGCGTGAAATTTATGGTAGGGGGCTTTTTTTGTTCCGTGAGTACCACTGCATAGGTATTAAAGCTTGGTTAGGTTCTCTCCTTAATGCTGTACTTAGGTCGCTTTTAAAAACCTTAATGTGGTATCGTGTCATTCTTGGTTTCACTATTTTGCCAATTTTCACAGAACAGACATGATAAACTGAATTAGATTTCGATTTGCCAACAGCAACGAGAAAATCATCAACAAATATTCCAGACACCCAACAGGGCATATCAATATACAATGATTTTAACTGGTCGTTCACCTCTATCATCTTTGTGAAGTAACAACAATTTTTTTAATCTATACACATGAGCGTGTCATTTACCAACAGAAACAAATTAACTACTTTTTTGTGTAAATTTGAATTCTAGCAATTATAAGTCTATGAAGGCGATAGAATTCAAGGAACAAAATTTCAAACTTTTAGCAGGTAACAACCCCAATACGTACGACATGCCAGCGTGTAAAGCGATAAATCAAGAAGGCACTCGGTTTATAATTGGGAAATTTGAACTCTCAGAAGATGAAAGAGAAAGATTTTTGGAAACCGGTGAATTGTTTGTTTGTGTTATAGGCGGAGGTTGGCCCCCAATGTTACCAACTACATTAAATCCATTTAAGGAATTAGGCTTCAAACAAGACAAACCCGTCCGCGGAATTCCCAACGTTAAATACAAAAAGGAAATTGAACAACTTTTGAAAGATATTTTTTGGAATAAATCAATGACCGAAGAATATTGGATTGATTTCTTAGAAGGATTAGCCCAAACATGCCCCTTTCAGGAAACATCAAACAACATTGAGGCTGGTATAATTGCCGGAAGATCAAAAGAAGATTGTTTAAAAATGTTGAGAGATTCATATTTAGAAGCTTTGGCGGAAAAAGTTGATTTCCTGAATAAAAAATAATGGCAGTTTTAGAGGAATCTCAAATAATACAATTAGCAAAAGAAGAAGTAGACGAGTGGATTGTATTAGCCCGCAAAGATCATAAAAAATTAAAAATGCATTATTTCGGGGAAGGGAAAGACGAATTCCTTGAGAAAGTCGAGGGGCTGGAAACCGACGCCGAATTGGATTTGCGAAAGCGGTTTGCAATGACTAATGAATTTCTTACCGACATCCTAATCCGCCCAATGGATAATATTTGGAGCGCTAAGGGTACCACGGTAACGCTCGATTTCACCCAAGATATAAACCGCCAACTATTCGAGCTTGGAATCAAGAACATTCGATCAGGATTAAATATTAAGAATTACACCAAACAGATTTGGAAAGATAAATTCATCACCGATCCGGCGGGATTGTTTTTCGTCGAAGTATCCTTAGACGGGGCAACAGTAAAAGCCACACAAAAAGCGATAACCACAATCCGAAAAATGTTAATGAGCGGCATACAGCCCGAATATGTCATGTTCGAAGCTCACAAAATTGAAAACGAAAGAGGCGAAGAGGGGCAGGATCAGACAAACGAAAACTTTGCGGATCATTGGTTTGTAGACGATGCATTTTATTATTTAATTAGAGTATGGGCAGACAAGGAACGAGACCCGACAATAATCCTTAAAATAGAAAATCAATTCATCAGGGTTCCAGGCTTTGCAAATAGTCCTATTTGGGACACAAACCGAAAGTTTTTTATCTCGCCTATTTGGAAGCAAATAGATTTACTGGATAAATACTTGGTTAATGGTTCAGTGAAAGAAATCTTTCAAGCGAAACACGGCTTTCCAATCTTCGCGATTTACGGCAGTCAAAAAGACATTTGCCGAACATGTGAAGGTGTCGGGCAGATTCATGACACACAGAACAGAACGTCAGGGGGCCGAGCTTGTGGAAGTTGTGGGGGTAGTGGGTTCAAGTATAGGAAACAAGTTTCGGACGTTCATGTTTTGAATCCTCCAAAATCAAAGGACGATCCACAGTTGAAGTGGTTTGCGCAATATGTTTCGCCTGATCTAAAGACGTGGGCTCAACAAAGAACAGAACAGGATTGGACAAAGGATTTAACCTCTATCAGTTTGTGGGGTAGTACTATTGAAAAAGGAGACAACGCAACTGCTACTGGTCGCTGGATAGACGTCCAGCCCGTTAACAATAGGCTAAATGATTTTAGCGATATCGTTGAAGCTGTGCACACTAGGATTATAAATTTATTTGCTCAGTTTTTCACGCCGGAATCGTTCAAAGATGCCGATGTCAACTATTCAAGAAAATATCTACTAGAAACAGTCGGCCAAGTCTGGAAAATGTATATCGATGCCAAGAAAGACGGGGCAAGTGAGACCCTTTTAGGGCAACTATTGGTACAATTTTATGAAACAGAATATCAATCCAATGATTTGTTAAGGGAGTACTATTTAAAAATTTTACAGATTGACCCTTTAGCGCACGTAAATCTTGAAGAACTGGACGATATAACCGCCCCTGTTAATTTCAAGCAAAGAAAGATTTATCTAAAATCTTGGCTGCAAACTAGAGGGATAGCCGAGGTTATATTAATGCCTATTGAAAAAGCTATCGAAGATTTAGACAAATACATCGAAGAAAATAGCACGATAGTAATCGGCCCCGCAGAGGTTGTGAAGGGCGGTCAAGAAACTGAAAACTAAATTTTAAACACAGTGAGCAAAAAAAAGCTAACAAAAGCAGAGCGGAAAGCCGAGGGTTTTCACGATGTTGAAAAAGTAGAACTCGTAACGGGGGAATACAGTATAATTGAGGGTATGGGGAAAGTTCTGCGGAACAATTTAAAATCCATAGCTCAGGAATCAATCGACGCACTAAACGAGCAGCAAATCAACACGCTTATATTGTATCGAAAGAAAGGCACTAAATACAAACTCGAAGAGAGGACAAAAATCGGTAGGGTTTACCCCAACGGACACAAAAAGGAGGGTCAATTAATGCCTTACAAATACTTTATTGAGGACGGCGATATCGCCTCAACGTCAAACGATGAAGATAACGACGAAGCGGATCTGAGTAAATTAGGCCGTAAAGATTTGGACGCTATGGCGGAAGGATTAGGAATTGACGATCCCGCAGGATTGGCAAACAAAGGCGAAGTAATTGAAGCAATTGAAGCCGCCCAAGCATCTTAAATAAATTTTTAACTTAAAAATAAATTACAATGTTTAACGAGGAAACAATAAAGAAATTCGAAGGTTTCGGGTTCGATGTTTCCAAACTTATCGAAGTTGCCAAAAGCGACAAAGAAGCAAGTTTGGACGTTCCAAACCTAAAGACTGAAGAGGAAGTCAGCAAATTAAAAACGGAGGATCAATTCAATACATTTGGTAGTAATCGATTTGGACAAGGCAAGGAGGCTATGGAAGAAATCAGAGCCAAAGAAATTAATGACAAAAATGAGCTTGGACTAGAGGAAAAAGACAGAAAAAATCTAGACATGGTTATAGATGCATTCGCAGCTAAAAAACTAAAGGAATCAGGCGCTAAGCCCGATGAATGGGCGCAGGAAAAATTAACCCTACAGAAAAATTTTCTAACCGAAAAGGAAGGGCGAGCCGCTGACAATACAGTATTTACACAAAAGTTGGCTATCTTTAAGCTGCGCGGTGAGGTTTCCGGTCTCGTAGACTCCACAAAGAAAACCAAAATCGACAAAGGGGATATCTTAGATATATTCTTTTTAAAGCACCGCAGCCAAATAGTTGACGGTCGTACCGTATGGTTCCAGGGTGACAAGAAATTACAAGATGATTCGCTTGAACCTCTAACCACAAAAGACGTATTCGGCTCATTCATGGACGAAAGAAAGTATTACATTTCTTCAGGAATGGGAGGCGGAGACGGGAACGAAAACGGCAGTGCCGACGATAAGTTCACCAAATTTGTAGATTTCGTAAAGTATTGTGAAAAAAACGACTTAGATCCTAATTCAGAGGAAGCTCAAAAAATTCTTATTGATAAAACGGATCCAAAAGTCGCAGCTTCGGAAGCTTTTATGAATGACACATAGGACAGTCGTAAAACATACGGCAGTGAATTAAGAATTTAAAGAACTTTTAAAAAATGGCTAACGCTGCTAGTTCGGTACTTGTTGCCGGACAAACTAAATTCAATCAACGTATGTTGGGTGCGGAATGGAAACTTCCAGAAAGCGCCGCGATTATCGCCGCAAATAAAGGCGAAATGGCAAACCCTGCATTTCGACAGATTAGGACAAGCGCAGGCAGAACAATAACCGCAAAGTTCCCTATTCGGCAAGCTGCCGGGGGCGCCGTGGTTCGTGCTGCTTTACACACTGGAACAAATCCAGATACCGACACGGAGACCATAACCTGGTCCAAGTTTGTCGAAGACTTTTCAATCCCGCTTACATTGGGTGATAATAACGTGTTTGAATGGACAGAACTTTATGCCGCTGCCCGACGAAATGCAATATTTAATCTGATTAGTAGGGTTGATGCCTCGTTCGTTGCTTCGTTGCTTGCTGATGAATCAACGGCTAGTGCTGGCGGTGCCAATGGTACTTTTAACGCTACCACGGACGAATACGAAATCCCTGCGGGTAATTCTGAAAACTTCTTCAGTGAGGTTAAAGCAATGCACAATAAGAACCTTTACAAAGGCCAATTGATTGCGCTTGCAGATTCTAAAGCGGCAGTTTTAGAAGATAGATTGGGTCGTGATGGTATGGGAAATGCGGTAAATAAAGCGCCACAATTACAGGGATATGCTGCTATCATCCAAACAAGTCGCGCGTTGTCTGCTTCATCTTCTGATGGTTCGACTATATCTTATGAAAATGGATTGGTCGGTGTGAATTTCTGGATTCCACAAAAGAACCGTAAAACGTTGAACGCTGAAAGGGCAATGCGAGACAGTGTCGGAGACTTTGGACAGTTTACCGTACCGGATTTTCCAGGTATTGTTTTTGCTGATTCGATCTACGCTTCGCGCTCGGATCAATCTGCGGTCGGCGGTGATGAACAAGATTTGCAAATTAATGAAGAAATTTCCTTGGAAATGGCTTATGTTAGTGCGCCTGTTAGCTCGTTTCACACAGAAACAAGCCCTGTTTTCACTAGTATTCTATTAACTTAAAATACGCGAAAAATGAAAAAGAACACATTTTTATTACTTGGTTTTTTGATTGCCTTCGCTTGTTTTGGTCAAGTCCGACAACTTGCGGACGTGCAGGTCAACGAGGTTGAAACGCTATTTTCGGATGTCATAACAATATCGCGAGGGGCTGCAACGCTGTCTATCGATATGCTCTGTACGGAGGACGGAGGAACGACCGACGGGTCTATTTTCTTGCAAGTACGGAACGGCTCAGGCGGAAATTGGCAGACGGTAGGAAGCACCGAACACTCGAATTTATGGTCAGGAAATGCAGATTCATTATTCACTATGACTGATGGTGCAATATTTCACGTTCTATTAGCTCCGGCCCCCTTTCTTAATTATAGATTAGGAGTAACCGGAACGGCGAGTGATACCACAACGGTAAGTTTTGATTATTTAATATCATACTATCTGAAAAGGTAAATCGTACTTAGAAAAGTCGATAAAAAACGAACAATTAAGAAGCCCCCGCAATTTGTGGGGGTTTTTGTTTAAATTAGCTTTCAAAAAGATAATGGCAAATCCAACACCCGACGAGATAGGAGGGTCAACAAAATTTTCAGCTATAGGTATTGATTCGAATGGAAACATTGATATTGGAGAACTACGTGGTCTCTTTTCAATTCATGGATTCAAAACATTCGACACAGCCACACTGAAACTTCAGGGTTCTTTGGATGACGGTACTACCTTCACGGATATTACGGGCTTATCATTCACCGCCCCATTTACAACTAATTTTCAATACCGTGGAAAGGTAAGAATAAATATTTCAGGAGCAGGAACGGAAGACATTGACTTCTATTTGAAACAAATTGATAGGCCAGTTTTCCAGTAAAAAAATGCCAATCATTAAACCTATAAAAAAAGCTGTTCAACAACCTATTCAATCTCAAGTATCACAAGTAGTTATTGACACAGCAGGGTTAATATCACACTGGAAATTTAATACGTCATCGCCATTAGATAGTCAAGGCTCTTTTGACGCGACATTACAAAATGGAGCAACATACGGGACAGATCAAAATTCAATAGCTAATAATTGTTTATCAACTGATGGAGTAAATGACAGGGCGGATATTGACGGGATTTTAGCTTCTATTGGGGCTACTACGATTGGTAGCTGGACCTTATGGATAAATCCTGTAGACGCTACTCCTGCAACTACAGAAGAACTATTAACTTTCTCAAATAGTGCTGATGGTACTATCATTGTTCTTTCTATTCAAACTGACGGAAAAGTAAAATCGACTTGCAATATTGCAGGTAATAGTAAATGGAAAGTTGTAACTGATAGTGTCGTTTTATCAAATGGTGTTTGGGCTCATCTTGGTTTGGTTATGAATGGAATAATACCTATTCTGTACATAGACGGTATTGCGGTTGCACAAACGATAACCGTAACCACTGACACAACAATTTGGCTCAATGACGGGACTTTTAATAGGGGTAGAATATCAAATCTTAATTTTATTGGAAGTGAGGTTAATTTTTTTGATGGATTAACTGATGATGTTAGAGTTTATAATTTAAATAAAACAGCTAGTGAAATGTTAGCAATTAAAAACGAAGGGGTATGATAAAATATGGATTAGCAGTGAAGGAGCATTTAGTTCATTCTGATTTCGATATAGTTACTGACGAAGGATGGAACCCAAAAGAACTATCAAATGATGTGCCTACAGAGAAAACAATAAACGGCAAAAAGGAATATGAATTTAGTTCAAAAATCAACCTTGTAATAGTAGAGGGTAACCCATGGACAAAAGAGCATACAGATGCTTGCGATAAGTCCCGAACAGATTGGAATACCGCAAACCCCACAAACAAACTAAACTTAAGCGAAAAATTAGTCTTTACTCATTCAGAAGCGAAGCGAATAAACAAGGACTTTCACGACAGGACTAATACAGCAATTAAAGCCAAATACCCGTCAGCGGTAACAAAGGAATACGGCGAGATTTAATATTTTTTTTAAAATCTTTATATTCTTAATTAACACCAAATGAGGAACTACCGATATAAACGTTTTATAAGGTTTCCACGAGAGGAACAACAATATTATCAAGTCAGACTTAGATATCTACCCCCGAAATCCATTATTAAGGTTTTTATTTTTAAGCTTCGTGCGATTGAAATAAGCGACGTCTACAAAATTCCGCTTTCATTCGGGGAAGTTACCATGTTACAAAATTTCAAAAAAAAAGGAAACACATTCGCAGCTATGCAAATAGTTTTCCGGTGGCGAGGATTACAAATTCCAAAATTGTTATTTATGTATACACGGTTGACACACTTATTCGCCGCACAAAATCACATAAATAAAGAACTTGAAAAATTAGCCAAAGAGGAGTCCGATAAATGGCAACCGAAACAAACAGATCCAGACTTCAAAGCGGCGGGAAGTGATAAATTAAGTAAATTTGGAAACTATAACCCGGTTACAACAATAGCCGAGCGATTTAGTCAAACTCCCGCGAATGTTTTTAAATGGGATTATGGCGATATTTTTATGGAGTTAGAGCAAAAGACAGTTTCTGGCGACATAATGACAAATTACAGGAAGATAAAAACTAAAAAAAATAAACCCAGAAGAACATGAACGAATATCAAGAAACACTATTGGAACATACTTTGGTTGCCCAGTTAATAAAAGGTACATCACTTCAATTAGAGGAGATGCGCAACCAGTTAAAGCGGGACATGGCAAGCATTTCCTTACAACTACAATGTAAAAAATTGAACTCCGAACTTTTAACACTTACCCCGATGTATAACGCAATATGCGAAAAAGCAATCGACGGGCTTGAACAAAAATACGGGGCTAAACTTGATTTCTTAAGAGTGCAAGAAGAACCAAAACAAAACGGGAAACAATGACAAATGTAGATTTCTTCCGCGATTTCGCCGAGTCAACAGCAGCGACAGTAAAGACCAAGGAATATTATTTCGAACACGATATGGAACTTCAAGTCCTTGGTAATTTAATGCAGGCTCTCGACGCAACGGACAAGCAAAAAAAGATGTTCCATTTCACGCTTCCCAAAAAGGTAAAGCCCATTCAAAACAAGGCGGGTAACACTATTGGGGTGCAGTATGGTGGCGAAATTATGATCTTAGTAAAAGCGGATCCAAAAATCCCTATCGATGTGCAGCACAAAGGCCCCGGAAAGCTTGACCCCGCGGCCGGACGGTATACGACAAACGTCAAATCATTAATTGATGAAGGCGAAATCGCCCGACAGATACAGGAATTCGCGACACTTCAAAATATAACAAACCTTGATAATTCCCTTTGTGATTCTGTGAATATTACAATCTTACCTGGGTCCGAAGTCTATGGCGAAATGGGATTCTTCGGGGACGGGGTTAATTTTGAATATGATTTAATTATCATGCATGACAACAACGACTAGAAAAACAAACACTAAAATTATGATAGAATTAGGAGATAAAGTAAAAGACAATATTTCGGGATTTACAGGGATAGTCACATCATACACCAAGTTTATAACTGGATGCGATAGATGTTTCGTTTGTCCTGACAAATTAGACAAAGAGGGGTCAGTAATTGACGGGCATAGTTTTGATGTCTTAGAACTTGCTATCGTTAAGAAAAAAGCTGTCAGTTTCAACGAGCCAAAAGAGCCAAAGGTAAAAGTCAAAGGCTCACCGCGCCCAGGCAATGAAAAAAGAACAATGGGAGAAAAGACGAATAGATAATGAAAATATATGGGTTCACTTACTATGAATATGGCATTTTGTATGCCGTGAACTTACCAGCAAACAATGTTATTGAGGCGGTCACAATAGAAAAAAAGACACACTTAACATTGATTGGTGAATTGATCTATAGTAAAAAAGTTAATAATGCCAAACCGTAGATCATTCAAAATTCCTCTTTACCCAGGATGGATAATTGTTATTAACACAAGCGACCCGAAGGAAGTAAAAAAATTAGTAAAGGGTTACGACTTTCAGGACGGCGAGGTATACGGGCACACAATTGCAGGATTTATTAAAATAGATAAGATTGAAAGAAACTGTTATTATGTAATACTCAACACTAAACACAAACAATTCACTACGGGGTTAATATCTCATGAGGCTTTGCATGTTTGCAAAAACGTTTGGTCAGCAATTGGATACCGACCAGAGAACGATAATTCAGAGCCAGAAAATTATTTATTAGATTGGGTAGTTGATCATATTAATTTCTGTTTAAAATGAACCCCGACGAAGTCTTAGCCGAAGAATTAGAACTATTAGAAGAGGACTTAATCAAGTCTTACGACTCACTAAATTTAAGGGCTTCCGGTGAATGGGTTAAGCAATTAGATTCATTCGTTTTAAGTTCTGTTTCAAAGCTCGTCGGGGGAGTAGTGGGGGCAAAGTATACCACGCAGCTAGTTAAGGGCAGACGCCCCGGCAAAATGCCCCCCAGCAAAGTTATTGAAGCATGGATCAGAGTAAGAGGAATAAAAGCCAAGGACAGGAAAATGTCTATTAAACAATTAGCCTTCGCTATTGCGATGAGTATAAAAAAGAAAGGAACTAAAATATTCCAGAAAGGCGGCACGGATTTAATTGAATCAGTAATCACCCCATCAAGGGTTGCAAGTATTATCGAAAAGGTTGGGGAATCAGTACTCAGAGCTAACCAAGAATTATTAGTAAACCAAGCAAGAAAGATTTTATCATGAAAAACATTCAAATCAAATTTACAATTAGCGAAAAAGCTCATGCGGTTCTGCAAAGATTAATGAAAACTGAAATGTTTGGATCGAATGAAGAGGAAACAGCGAAAGCCCTTTTAATGGATAAACTTAATGAACTGTTAACAAGTGATCAGTACGTCAGATTGTTGGGGTTCACGGATCACGTACTTGAAGATTATGTTCCACATTAGCGAAAAAGGGTTAGTCGATGAAAACGGACGCCTGATAAAATGGAAGTTTGAAGACAAGCAGAAGCCGAAAAAATCCAGCTTTAAAAAATGGATTTGGAGGATAGCCCGGTTTGTTGTTTGGTTTTGGTTCTTCTTCTGTATGCTTGTTATTATTTTGATTTAGTTAAATTTGATTTATGGCGGCTGAGAAAATAGTATTAGCAGAATTCGAATTTGATTTAGAACAAGTTGAAAAAGATCAAAAGAAGTTCGTAAAATCAATCAATGAAATTAGTAAGAGTCAGCGCGAATTAAGAGAGGAAACAGAGAATTTAACCGAAGCCACCGAGGAACAAACCGAAGAATATTTAGAACAAGACCGCACACTAAAAGGCCTTAACAAACAGTTCAAAGCCAACGAAAAATTACTTCTGGAAAACAAGGCCGGAATCAAGGGCCTTGTAGATGAACTGGACAGAGAAAACAAAAGCACAAAGCAAGCAGCCGACAACAATAAAAAGCTTCGAGCAATTAAATCAAACCTGAATCTAACCACAAAGGAAGGAATCAAGATAAATGATGAGATCAACAAAAAGATTAATCAAAATACTGATTTCATAAAAAAGAACTCCGACGAACTGGTTAAGAATAGAATAAACGTTGGAAACTATCAGGATGCTGTATCGAATTTAATCCCAGGATTAGGGGGACTGATTCAAGCATTCAAAGCTACGACTATTGGATCCAGAATAATGTCAATAGCAATGTTAGCAATTCCAATACTTGCGATATTAGCACCAATAGTTTTATTAATAAAAGCATTCACAGACACGGAAGAGGGGATGAATAAAATCAAGCAGATTAGTGCAGGATTAACCGCCGGATTTAATGCGCTATTTAATATTGTCAAAATAGTTGCTCTGAGCGGGTTCGCGGCATTCGGTAAACTACTATCAGGGGATTTTTCTGGGGCGTTGGAAGAAGTGAAAAACGGAATAGATCAGGTTGCTGAGGCTACTGATGGCTTGGTAGATAAGGTTAAAAAAGCGGCGGGGGATGCATCAAAATTAGAAGAGTTAAGACAGGAATTTGTTGGTATTAGAAGAGAGAGTGAATTAACAGTTTCTAAATTAGAGAAGCAGAGAATAGTTGAGGAAGGAATTAGAGACAACGAAATAAATTCATTTAAGGATAGAGAGGATGCGTCCAAAAAGCTATTTAAAATCAACGCAGATATTGCAAATAAAAAAGTATTGATTGTTGAGAATGAATTAAAATTACTTAAAGAGAGTGAGAGAATAATACTTGCCTCAAATGGCAGATTATCAACGTCCGAAAAAGACGCATTAAATGAAGCACAAATCGCATTCCTTGAAGCAGAAGCAGAAAGATTAGACGTATTAAATGAGAATGAAAGAGAAAGGGATATGCTCCGTTCTGACAGGTTGGAACAAGACCTAGACATTTTAATTGACGGCTTTGATAATCTCAAAACGATAAGGGAAAGAGAACTGAAATTAGAAAAAACAACTTTCAAAAGAAAAGCTCAAATAATAGATGAACTAAATAATTTAGCACAGGAAACTTTTGAAAAACAAATTGAAACATTAGAGGAATTTAATGGCGTTCAAATAGATGCCAACGAATTAATAATGGAATCGGACACGTTAGTACTTCGAAATAAACTAACGGCATTAGGACTGGGAGAAAAGGCAGTTAATCGACTCTTTGAAGTTGTCAGAGAAAGGAGAACCGTTGAGGCAGATTTAGCCGAAGAGGCAATCGACTTAGCCGACAAAGAATTAGCAAATACATTAAGAATCACAAAAGAACAAGCCGAAGCCTTCCGAAAGGAAGCAGACAGTCAAAGAGAATTGCGCGCCATAAATTTTGAAATAAAACAACTAGAAGAGGAAGAACGACACAGAATTGATCAACAAGATTTAATTGACAATAATGAGGCATTAAAAAACATCCAATTAAAGGATTTAGAATTTGCTTTAGAACAAGAACGAGAATTCATTGAGGAAGACAGAGCGCAGAGATTAGACGCTATTAACTTAGAGATTGACGACGATAAAGAAAAGAAACTTCAAAAAGAATTAGTCCAATTAGAAACGCAAAAAGCCCTCACCGACCTTGAGAGGGACGGGGAAGAGGAAAGAAAAAAAATAAGGGACGATGCCATAAAATTAAGAAACGAAAAAATTAAAGAGGGGTTTGAATTAGGAACTCAGATTCTATCGAGTGCTTTGGCGTTACAAGCTGAAATTAACAAAGGAAGGACAGACGCACAAATACGAAGAACGGAGGCTAAATTTGACGCAGAAATTGCCGCGGCTGGAAATAATGCGGAATTAGTAGCAAAACTGGAAGCACAAAAAGCAGATGCCTTACAAGCAATTGCTGAAAAAGGAGCAGAAAAAGACAGAAAACTAAAGAAAAAACAATTAAAATTAGAATTGATAGTTGCAATCGCAAAAGGAGCAGTCGCCACAATTACCGCACTTGCTAATCCTCCTGGCCCGCCTTTTTCAATTCCCCAAGCGATTGCGGCAGGTATTGCGGCAGGTATACAAATAGTAACAATTAAGAATCAACTTAAAGCACTCGGTGGATCAGGCGGAAGTTCCGGAAGTAGTGGTGGTGGTGGTTCTGGCGGTGGTGGTACTGTTGGCGGCGGTGCCTTTAGTGGCACCTCATCAAGGTTAGACACAAAATCAGGGTCAACGCGTATTGTTGGAGAAACAGGGGGTTCATCAACGAGTGAAAGACGTTTTGCAAAGGGAACTTCTTTTCTAAGAGGCCCTGGAAGTGGAACAAGTGATTCAATACCGATTTGGGGTTCACGTGGCGAAGGTATAGTCCCCGCTCTCTCAAACTCACATTATGCAGGGCTTACTCAATCAATGATAGATGGAAACGTCGGCGCATGGATGCTGAACAACCAACAGATAATCAACGGGGAAACTGGCGGTAAAGCAGCGCCACAAGCAAAAAGACCTATAGTAGTAAACAAGGTTATTCGTTCACACGATGAGTTAATGGAAATGTATTTCTTAAAGGAAAAATTCGACTATCAGGGATAAATGGCACTACCAAAATATAAGATTGAAATCGACGGGCTAACAGAATCAAACGGGCTACAGTACGTTGATGTCGTGAAAAATTGGAGAGACTTTTT